TTGCAGTCTTATATAAGAGTTGACCCAGTGGGTAAGTATAACTAGCAGTGTGGATAACTTTTGCCAAGGGGTAAGTATCAATGCGAGTGTTTATCGCTCCAAGGGCTTTCTGGTTCGTTTTAGCGCACTGTATGGATTCACACCCAGTGGGTATGCACTTTGAGCACTGGTGACAAAGTGCCCTTTTGTCGCTGGGGGTTCGTTTTGTAGTTTGCTTAATCCTTGTGCAATTTAAAAAGTATGTATTTTTTCGGCTTGCCTGCGCGAAAGGGCAACCTGTCACCAATGCCCCCAAAACCCCCATTTTTGACCCAGTGTGTCATGACTTCGCACTGATTCCATGACCCAGCGGGTGCACTGCCATGACCCAATGGGTTTGCCCCAATGACCCGCTGGGTTGACCCCTGAACCCCTGACCCACTGGGTTACTTGCCCCATTGGGTGACGGTTCCCATTGGGTGCAGGTGCGTCATGGTGCAGACCCATTGGGTTAACTGGTGCAGTTGAATCAGGGGGAGGGGGTAGGGCCGAGCGCCCGATGGTCACGGCTACGTAGGCATCACGAATCCCGTGAAAATTTTTTAGAAAATCAAAAACCCAATGGGTGCATTGCATCCATGAACATACCGTAGTACACTGAGGACACTATGAAACAAGAGAACACCTCGTTTGTAGGCACGGCTGTCGCCAGTGAGAATCAACTGCCCAACTGGCTGTCCGTGCCTGACCCAGAACCCCTCAGAACCTCGAAGGAGGCAAGGGCGTTGCTGCATGTCGAATATGAGCAAATCTTCGAGAGAGTCGTGGAGGACATCTACCGTGGCCGGTCCCTGCAATCGCTGATTGAGGATGACCACAGGGCCATCTCGTATGAGGACTTCTTGCGCTGGGTCAAGCGTGAACCCACCCGCCACGAACGGTTCAAAGAAGCGCAGGAGATGCGCACTGAGTTCCTTGCAGGTGAGATCCTAGAGATTGCCGATGGGGTCGAAGCGGTGGACCCCACATCGAACGACACGGTGAACAGGGACAAGCTGCGCATCGACACGCGCAAGTGGCTCATGAGCGCACACAACAAAAAACGCTACGGCGAGATCAAGCAAGTTGAACTCGGTGGCACCATCTCTATCACCGAGGCGCTGGCGCAGGCTCAGATGCGGGTGATTGAGGGTGAGGTGATCGACGTGACACCAAGACTGGAGAACGACTGATGCAGAAGCCCCGGTACAGCCCAGAAGATGAGCAGACCCTGATGAGCCAGCTTTGGAGTCCTGCTCTCAAAGATGATCCTGAAGCGTTTGTCTTGTTTCTGTTTCCTTGGGGGCAGAAGAACACCCCACTCGAGCACTTTAAAGCCCCGCGCACATGGCAGCGCAGGGCGCTGCGCAGGATACGGGACTTCATCAAGGAGAACCGGGGGAAGATGAGCAGCGACGAGTTGATCGACGCGATGCGCAGGGCCGTGTCGTCTGGTCGAGGGGTGGGCAAGTCAGCACTGGTGTCGTGGCTGATCCTGTGGATGCTGACCACTCGCATAGGTTCGTCTGTCATCGTGTCGGCCAACAGCGAGAACCAGTTGCGTAAAGTGACGTGGGGTGAGTTGACCAAGTGGGTTACGATGGCGCTCAACGCCCACTGGTGGGAACCCACGGCCACGAGCCTGAACCCGGCCAACTGGTTGACCGATCTGGTCGAACGTGACTTGAGGAAAGGTACCCGGTACTGGGGGGCCGAGGGTAAGCTGTGGAGCGAGGAGAACCCAGACGCCTACGCCGGTGTCCACAACATGGACGGCATGATGGTGATCTTCGACGAAGCGTCAGGTATCCCAGACAGTATCTGGTCCGTGGCTGCGGGCTTTTTTACAGAGAACATTCTCGATCGGTATTGGCTGGCGTTTAGCAACGGTCGTCGCAACACCGGGTACTTTTACGAGGCCGTGGACGGGAGCAAGCGGGAGTTCTGGGAGAGCGAGAAGATCGACGCCCGCACAGTCGAGGGCACCGACAAGACCATCTACCAGCAGATCATCAACGAGTACGGTGAGGACTCGGACGAGGCGCGGGTCGAGGTCTACGGCGACTTCCCCAAGTCGGGCCAAGATCAGTTCATCACGCCACACATCGTGGACGATGCCATCAAGCGGCCCCTGTACAAAGACATGACCGCACCCATCATCATCGGCGTTGACCCGGCCCGGGGCGGCATGGACAGCACCGTGATCGCCGTGCGCCAAGGGCGTGACATCGTGGCGATCAAGCGGTTCAAGGGCGAGGACACCATGAGCGTGGTGGGCCACGTCATCGACGCCATCGAGGAGTACCGGCCAGCGTTGACCGTGATCGACGAGGGTGGTCTGGGCTACGGCATCCTTGACAGATTGACCGAGCAGAAGTACAAAGTGCGCGGGGTCAACTTCGGCTGGAAGGCCAAGAACCCGACCATGTGGGGCAACAAGCGGGCTGAGATTTGGGGTGCGATGCGCGACTGGCTCAAGACCGCCAGCATCCCGCAGGACAGGATGCTCAAGTCCGACCTGATCGGCCCGATGAAGAAGCCCAACTCGGCGGGCACCATCTTTTTGGAAGGGAAGAAAGAGATGAAAGCGCGTGGAGTTGCGTCACCCGATGCGGCTGACGCCATTGCCGTAACCTTTGCGTACCCTGTGGCACATCGGGAGTACAATGAGCGAACAAATACCCGGCGCAACGCTCAAAACGGTGTCGCCACAACTTCATGGATGGGCTCGTGATGGCTACCAAGAAAACTGTCTCTTTAAGCGTCAAAAAAGGCGAGAAGCTGCCGGTGTCCAAGGGCGCAGGCTTGACAGAGAAGGGCCGTGCGAAGTACAACGCAGCTACTGGCAGCAATCTCAAAGCGCCAGCGCCCAGCCCCAAAACAAAGGCCGACCAAGGCCGTAAAGATTCGTTCTGTGCCCGCATGGAAGGGGTTGTCAAAAACGCCAAAGGTCCAGCAGAACGGGCCAAGGCATCACTCAAACGATGGAAGTGTTAAATCATGGCTACAAAACCTGGACTGTATGCAAACATCAACGCCAAACGCGAACGCATTGCGGCTGGCTCTGGCGAGAAGATGCGCAAACCCGGCGCTGCTGGCGCACCCTCGGCCAAAGACTTTAAAGAGTCGGCCAAGACTGCCAAACCTGCCAAAAAGGCCAAGTGATGCCACTCGTCAAGTCACCCTCAAAAGAGGCATTTCGCAAGAACGTCAAGGCTGAAGTGTCTGCGGGTAAACCCGTAAAACAAGCCGTGGCAATTGCGTATTCCGTCAAGCGCGAAGCTGCCAAAAAACCAACAATGAAAACCAAAAAATGAGCCTCCAAGCCCTGCAAGACTGCCTGATTGTGCGTCCAGACATGGAAAAACACGAGTTGTTTATCCTCTTGAGGCAGAAACAAACTGGCACGGGTGTGGTAATCTCCGTTGGGCCTGAAGCCAAGGACGTGAAAGTCGGCGACAAGGTGCTATTTGGTGATTCCATTGGCCAAGACCTAAAATACGAGGGTGACAACCTTCTGGTCATGAGGGAATCACACACCCTCGGAGTATTTGACGCATGAAAGACACTACCGGAATCGTAGCCGCAGCAAATGTGGCAAAAAACGGACCAAACTTGTCAAAAGGCGGTTCCGAGGAAATTCTGACCGTTGCCCGTTCACGTTTGAACACAGCGATGACTGCGTTTTCCGAGACTCGTGAGGACGAGCTTGACGATTTGCGGTTCTACGCTGGCTCTCCAGACAACCAGTGGCAGTGGCCCGCTGATGTGCTCCAGACCCGTGGCTCTTTGCAGGGTCAAACGATCAACGCTCGCCCCTGCCTGACCATCAACAAGCTGCCGCAGCACGTTCACCAAGTGACGAACGAGCAGCGCATGAACCGCCCTGGCATCAAGGTGATTCCGGCTGACGACAAGGCCGATGTGGACATGGCAGACGTGTTCAACGGCGTGATTCGCCACATCGAGTACATCTCCGATGCTGACGTGGCCTACGACACCGCCTGCGAGAACCAAGTGTCCTACGGCGAAGGTTACATCCGGGTTTTGACCGAGTACAGCGACGACAAGCCGTTCGAACAAGACATCAAGATTGGGCGCATCCGCAACAGCTTCAGCGTCTACATGGACCCTTTGATTCAAGACCCCGCAGGCGCAGATGCCCGCTGGTGCTTCATCACGGAAGACATCCCCAAAACTGAGTACGAGCGTCTGTATCCCGATGCAGCGCCTATCAGCACCCTCATGAGCCTTGGCGTGGGCGATCAGTCCATTGCACAGTGGATCGGCGAGAACACCATCCGTATCGCCGAGTATTTCTACATCGAGTACGAGAAGCACACGCTCAACCTGTACCCTGGCAACCAGACTGCGTTTAGCGGTACGCCCGAGGACAAAATGCTGCGCGAGATGTTCGGCAAGCCGATCCGCACCCGCGAAGCTGACCGCAAAAAGGTCAAGTGGTGCAAGATCAACGGCTACGACATCCTTGAAGAACGCGATTGGGCTGGCTCCTACATCCCCGTGGTGCGCGTGGTCGGTAACGAGTTTGAGGTGGACGGCCAGATGTACGTGTCGGGCTTGGTGCGCAACGCCAAGGATGCCCAACGCATGTACAACTACTGGGTGTCGCAGGAAGCTGAGATGCTGGCGCTGGCCCCCAAAGCCCCGTTCATCGGGTACGGCGGTCAGTTTGAAGGCTACGAGCAGCAGTGGAAGACTGCCAACACAAACAACTGGCCTTACCTTGAGGTCAATCCAGACGTTACAGACGGCCAAGGCGCTGTGTTGCCACTACCCCAGCGGGCACAGCCTCCAATGGCCTCCAGCGGCCTGCTGCAAGCCAAGGCGGGTGCTGCCGAGGACATCAAGTCGGCCACCGGCCAGTACAATGCATCGTTGGGCATGACCAGCAACGAGCGTTCGGGTAAAGCCATTCTTGCGCGTCAGCGTGAGGGCGACATCGGCACCTACCACTACGTTGACAACTTGGCCCGTGCGATCCGTCACATTGGTCGTCAACTCGTGGACCTGATCCCCAAGATTTACGACACCGAGCGCATCGCCCGCATCATTGGCGAAGATGGTGAGCCATCGACCGTCAGGATGAACCCAGGTCAGCAAGAGCCGGTCAAGCGGATTGTGAACCAAGAAGGCGTGTTGATTGAGAAGATCTACAACCCCGGCGTTGGCAAGTACGATGTGCGCGTGATCACCGGTCCCGGCTACGCCACTAAGCGTCAAGAAGCCTTGGAGAGCATGGCCCAGTTGCTGCAAGGCAACCCACAGTTGTGGCAAGTGGCTGGCGACTTGTTTGTCAAAAACATGGACTGGCCCGGTGCCCAAGACCTTGCCAAGCGGTTCAAGAAAACCATTGACCCCAAAGTGCTGGCCGACGAAGACGATCCAGCCTTGGCCGCTGCCAACCAGCAGATGGAGGCGATGGCTGCTGAGATGGAGAACATGTTCCAGATGTTGCAAAACGTCAACAAGAGCATGGAAGTCCGTGACTTGGAAATCAAGGAACAGGCCAACCAAATCAAGGCATTTGATGCTGAGACTAAGCGTATCAGCGCCGTGCAGGCTGGTATGACTGAGCAGCAGATTCAAGACATCGCTATGGGTGTTGTGGCGGCTGCGATGGAAAGCAACGACAATATGGTCATGATGAATGAGCAGCGTCAGATGCCAGAAATGCAGCCTGAGATGATGCCCGAGATGATGCCACCTCAAGGAGAGATGAATGAAATGCGCTGATTTTGTAGGCGAACTGTTCTTGGCCCGTGACGTGGCCCACTCGGTTCACCTCAACACCCGTTCATACTCAAAACACAAGGCGCTTGGACACTTCTACAAGGATGTGCTGGACGCTGCCGACAAGTTTGCCGAGGCGTATCAAGGCCGTCATGGTCTAATTGGGCCTATCAGCTTGATGAGTGCCAAGAAAACCACGAACATCATTGAGTTTTTGGAGCAGTCCCTCAAAGACATTGAGGATATGCGGTACGAGGTGGTGAGCAAAACCGACACCCCGATTCAGAACATCATTGATGAAATCGTTGGGCTTTACCTGTCCACCCTGTACAAGTTAAAATTCTTGGCATAAAGGAACCGTCATGGAACTTCTCAATCCCCTTACCAAAGCCAATTTCCCGGCTCAAACCGCCTCTTTCACAGGAAGCGCAGCCAACACTGCTGGCTGGCCCGCTGGTCCTGAAGGCGTCATGGTTTGGTCCACCGAACCCTGCTACATCGAAGTCGGTGAGGGTGCAGTGGCAACAACTGCCAGCACACCGATCCCTGCATTCACGCCCATCCCGTTCAAAGTGGCAATCAGCACCAGCGGTCTGTGGCGAGTCAGCGCCATCCAGATTTCCAATGCTGGCGTGGTGTACTGCAAACCGATGAACACAAAATGAGCTTCCTGGCTGTTCGCAACGCTGTTGGCATTGGACTGGGTGGCATCATCACGCTGTTTGGTGGTCGCAACAGCGAACAGGCACAAAGCAACCTTTTAGCTGAAGACGGCGACAACCTCGTGCAAGAGGACGGTGGCTTGATTCTTTTGGAGTAACACATGCCCGCTGTATCGCTTTCAGTCTTTGGCGGCGTTGGTGCCCAGTTTTTTGACAACAGCGGCAATGTGCTGACTGGCGGCAAAATTTACACCTACGAGGCTGGCACAACTACGCCGTTGGCTTCGTACACCTCGTCGTCTGGCAACACCGCCCACACCAACCCTATCGTGCTGAATGCTGCTGGCCGGGTGCCTAGCGGCGGCGAGATTTGGGTTCAGTTGCGGCTGTACAAGTTTGTACTTGAAACCAGCACAGGCGTTCTGATTGCCACATACGACAACGTGGGCAGCAGCTTCAACGCCACAACAATCATTGCAAACTTTACAGGCAACGGCAGCACGGTTGCATTCACGCTGGCAAGCGCACCCGCAAGTGAAAACTCAATCAACGTGTACATCAACG